CAAACCTGCAAGTGGGCTAACTCAAGATTTTACAAGAGCAAATGCAAGAATTTTAGCACAAAACAGAGGAACAGGCTGGGAGTTACAGGATTTTCATACAGTATCAGCTATACAGTTGCTAATGCTTATAGAATATGCTAGTTTTGATGTACAAAGCAAAATAGGCAAGGGTGTAGTAGACAAAGTTAGTGGAGAAGGTAATGAATCAGAAATAACAGGAGCTACATCAAGTCTTGGGAATAGTAGCGGAATGGCAGAAGGCACAAATGGATTGGTAAGCGTATCATATCGTGGAATAGAAAACTTTTGGGGCAATATATGGAAATGGGTTGATGGCATTAATATACAAGACCATCGCTTATATGTTTCTTACCATGATTTCCAAGACGACTTTTTTGATTCACCCTATGAGTACAAAGGTAATCTAGCAATAGAAAACGGATATGCAAGTAATATTTTATTCAATGATATATTAGATTTTGGATTTATACCTACAGAAACAGAAGGCAGCTCTTCGACTTATTTATATGACTATTATTATCAAAATACTGGAAACAGGGTTGCTCTGCTGGGCGGCGGTTGTAGTAATGCCTCGTATGCCGGTGGCTTTTATTGGTTTCTGTATTATTCCTCGGCTTATCGGAGTCGTATTATCGGCGCCGCTTTGCTTTATATACCTCAAGAATAAGCTAATATAAATATATAGGCAAATAAATTAATTTTTAAGTTACTCAACTAGGCAGCAATTGGAATAATGACTCGAATGCCAGTAGCTTTTATTGGAATCTGAATAATTCCTCAGCTAATCAGAATCGTAATATCAGCACCACTTTACTTTGTGTATATACACTGTATTAGAATTTATTTGCCTTGGCTCTTGCCAAAACACAAAACTGACATTACTAAGCTGTGTTAGTAGTTAAATTCTCGAAAACTCGGCTTTAAACACAAAGCAACTAAAGGAGGACACATGAAAAGATACGGAAACATATACGAAAAAATATACGATTATGAAAATCTACAATTAGCTCATAGAAATGCAAGAAAGGGGAAAACATGGTATCAAGAAGTTAAAATGGTAGATGCAAACGAAGAATATTATCTCATTCAATTACAAAACATGTTAATCTGGAAAACATATAAAACATCTGAATATGAAATATTTATCAAAAAAGATAAAGGGAAAGAAAGAGAAATATATAAACTCCCATATTTTCCGGACAGAGTTTGTCAATGGGCTATAATGCAGCAAATAGAAGATATACTTCTTAAAACTTTTACAGACTTTAGCTGTGCATCAATTCCAGGGAAAGGCATACATTATGCTTTAAACTTGCTTAATAAATATATGAAAGATGTAGAAGGTACAAAATATTGTTTGAAAATAGATATAAAGAAATTTTTTCCTAATATAGACCATGAAATTCTTAAAAAATTATTAAGAAAGAAATTTAAAGACAAAGATTTATTATGGTTATTAGATGAGATTATTGATAGTATAGATGGAGGAAAAGGAGTGCCTATTGGCAATTATACAAGTCAATATTTTGCTAACTATTACTTAACATATTTTGACCATTGGTTAAAGGAAGAAATGGGAGTAAAATATGTAATTCGATATATGGATGATATAGTAATCCTACATCATGACAAAAAATATTTGCATCAATTAAGAAAAGAAATTGAAAAGTATCTGTGGAGCAATTTAAAACTTGAACTCAAAGAAAACTACCATGTCTTCCCTAGCCGAATTAGAGGGATTGATTTCGTTGGCTATAGACATTTTGGAGATTATATATTACTTAGAAAATCAACATCTAAAAAGTTAATAAGAAAAATGAGGAATATTAAAAAGAAAATAAAAAATAAAGGCAAAATAAATCATTCAGAATGGTGTAGCATAAATTCATACATTGGATGGCTTAAATGGTGTAATGGATATAATTTATACAAAAAACATATAAAACCATTAGAGTCATACTGCAAAAAATATTATAATGAGGTGATAAAAGGTGAAAGTGCAAAGCAAAATTAGACCAAGCGACTACTGGATTAGAAAGATTGAGCTTAACAACGCAATAATCAGATTGAGAAAAAACATTATAGAAAAAACAGTAGAAAATGAAGGTGTTCAAGAAAATATATTTGAGTATGATGAAGTAGAAGTTATTATACCTAATCGTAGAAATTTAGAAACATATATAGTAGAAAATTTTGATGCGTTATTTCTAATGGGAGAGAAACAGATTATTGTTGAAGAAAAATCACTTGAGCAAAGGATAAATGAATTAGAAGCATTAGTATTAGAGCTGGGAGGGATAATCTAATGATTAATCCTATTATATTAGAAATTTTGAAGAGGAAAATTACTAAAGGAGAAATTACTATTGATGATATAAAAGTGCAGAAATATAAAGATGCTATAAATAAGCAACGCTAATTTATCAGTTATCAGAGCCGAAAATATATGAACTTCAAGGTATTGAGGACTTATATACCTTTGATGGAGAAACTACTATCATGTGGGAGCCAGCTATACGATTTGAAGCCATAGCTGATGAAAACGGACAAGTAACAATCCCTCATACAGAATATCCTATAAATTTCATAGAAAGTGTAAAAGAAAAAATAGTAGATGGAGACAGTATAAGCTATATTGATGCCAGCTATAGTCAAGTAGATGATACAACTATAGGTGGCTTAACTTATGGAAAGAAATACCGGATTGTTTATCATTATCCAGCTGAGCTTACAACTGGACCAATTATAGAAGCTACATATGAAATTAATACTGCAGCTACAATAGCAGGACTATTAGATGTTCAAAGAAGACTAGAAAAAGAACTTGGTTCAGTATGGGTAACATTATTACCTTTGGCAGACAAAGAGCTTCAAATGTATGCTATATCAACTATCCCTGATACTTCTACAGCAACTACACAGGAGTTAGGGGATAAGATAAATGAATTAATAAATGTATGGAAATAAGGAGGTAGATAAATATGGTAGAAGTACAATATACACCTACTATGTATGAAGAAATAATGAAAAACTCTCCTACTATGAGAGTTTTAGTTGAAGGAAAGATTGCTGAAGAAATAGCTAAAAAACAAGCTGAAATTGATGAACTAAAAGCTAAAAATGCTCAACTAGAGCAAGAGAATGTTAGTACTATGTTAGCTCTTACAGAAGTTTATGAGCAATTATTATTACTTCAAGGAGGTACAGTATAATGGCAGAAGTGTATTATAAATTAATCAAATTAGGCTTAAAGACCATTGATGATGTTCCAGCTAATCTAAAAACTGAAGTACAGGAGCTCTTGGACAATGAAACTGCTAAATAAACTAAAACTTGTATTTTTTATATTGATTGGAGGTGATACTATGGTGACAGTATATGTAACTCTAATTATTCGAGGATATAAGACTTTTGCTGACGTTCCTGAACTTTTAAAAGCAGATGTAAAAGCAGAACTTGAAGCATTAGAATTAGGGCATCTAGCTCAGTAAAGCACCTGAAAAGAAGGGTGTATTTTTTATGCCCTTCTTCACTTTTTTTAGGAGGTGAAATCATGCTTGACATAAAAGCGTTTGACGGACAGATAACTAGGAATTTTAATATCGTAGAATTTAAGTGCAAAGCTAATGGAGAAGTATTAATTAATGCTAATGTAATAGATCATATTCAACGGTTACAAAAACTTAGAGAATGGTATAAAAGGCCAATGAGAATTACAAGTGGATATAGAACTCCAGAGTATAATAAAAAAGTCGGAGGGAATCCACACTCAAAGCACATGAAAGGAATTGCTGCAGATATACTTCTACCAGATGAGTTCTATACATATAGTAAAGAAAGACAAGAAGAATTTCTTAATAATATTAAAAACAAATGGATCCAACTTTGTAGAGAAGATGGGCTTGGTGGTGGAGTAGGTTTTTACAATACATTTTTTCACTTAGACAGTAGACCAAAAGGTAGTTATGGCAATGGTACAAGAACATATGCCTTTTGGGATATGAGAAAGTAGGTGCTACTATGGATGAAAAAGAAAGACTTACTGCTGTAGAGCAAAGTTCAAAATCAGCACATCATAGAATTGACGCTTTAGAAATAAATCAAAAAGAACTTGATAGAAGAATAGATTCAATAGAAAAAACTACATCTAAATTTGAAGCAATATTAGAAAGATTGGAAATAACAGTTGAAAAATTAGCTTCTAGTATCGACAAAGCACGTTGGTTTTTAATAACTGGTGTGCTTACTCCAATTATATTAGCAGTTATCTTTTTTACATTAAATTTATAGGAGGGTTAATTTTATGTTAGATAAAAAAAGATTAAGAAATTATGGTTTATGGGTAGCAGTAGCAGCGTTTATACCTATGTTACTTGAGGCTTTTGGATTAGATGTATTACCTGAAAACTATAACCAAATAGTAAAATCATTTTTAGGAATATTGGTATTGCTAGGGATTATAAACAACCCTACAACAGAAAATCCAGGCTTTAAAGACGACTAGGGCTTAGGCTCTAGTCTTTTTTTTATTTTTTGAACAGAAAAGGCTTGTCAGATTGGCGTATAATCAACAAAAATAACATTAATAATAGTATAGGTATATAAACAAATAAAAATTCAATAGAAGTCAAATGTGAGCGTATGAAAG